TTATCAATAATCTTCTTTGACAACATCCATGCTTCGTGATCTGTACCACTTTGCTTAACTGATTTAGGTTGTGCTCTAAGTCTAGAACGCAACTTTTGTCTATTAAACCAGCCTGTATTTCCATATCTTTGAAAAGTGGAAACTTCTTCATCATTCTTTGCAAAATATCTGTACAAACCATATGTACCAGCCAATAATGCAGCAAACATACCACCATACTCCAAATAAGACATTATAGTTTCCTTATCTGGCATCTTTGATTCAATCCATGCAATCTTCTCCTTGATCCAATTCCATAATCGACTTAACCAACTTCTGAAACCAAATGCTTTATCCTTAGTGAATTTAAGAGTACTAGAACCCATCTTATAAGAAATCTTCAAAGCTCGAACTACCCTATCATTAACAAAAGAAGCGGCTGAAGCAATCAACTTTCCTAAATCTTTAATTAAAGAATATGCTTTTCTTAATGCCAACTTGACATTATCCCATAAAACTTTATTAAATCTTTTCATAGCTGAGATTGCTTGTCCGACTTTAACTTCAGTAGCTCTCTTAATTGCCAACCAGAGCTCTTTTACTTTCGTAATGATAGTTTTATCTTCCGGTTCAGGAGTTCCAAATAATTCTTTACAAGCTTCTTGAATAATTTCTTCATCCGTCATAGGAGTGTTATCAACAATCTCTTGTATCGACTTAATATCCTCAGCCGACATTTCTTCTTTATCATCAAAAGTTGAAATAACATCAGGTAAAACATTGTGAGTAGGTTCTTCACTAGCTCCAGATTGCTTTTTACTCTTTCTATCTTCAACCATCTTAGTGAAATTTTGAACTAATCCAGTGTTAAATTCCTCAAAGAAAGCTTTCCTTCTTTTAACTTCATCAAGCCAGCCTTTATAAACAGTATCGAATTCCATCCTAGGTTGACCAGGCTTATCTTTTCCTGTAAAATCTACGGGTTGAAGCCAAACCTTATTCACATTAAATGGAGATGAAGTGTTGAGTTTTAACCACTTTGGCCACTCTCTTTCAAATTCATCATTATTTGCATGTGTAGCCTTATATTCCTGGGCTTGCACTGTCAATTCTTCTTGCAATGCATATTCATCCTTAGGATAAACTTGATAAATATCTAGTCTTCTATCAATGGCACTAGGATCAGATAAATTCTTAATATTGCCTTTCAAATTTGTTACATTTGATGTACAAATTACAAATTCGAATTGAGCAAAAGTATTACCTTTATCTTCCAATGCTGCCATTGGTGCTTCATAAGGTGCTGAATTCGTCATTCTCAATAAATTCAACCATTCATTATTTGCGGGATCTACACATAAGGCATCTAAAAACTGTCCAATATCATCTCAAACACAACCAATTTGATTACCTAAAGCATCATAATGATTCTTTCCAACATGCCATTGGAAAATATATTTTGCATAATTATTGGCCTCAGCTGAATCTAATTGTGAATCAGGCATCAAAGCTGCAGTTAATCTCGTTGCAACTTCCCAACTAAGGAGTGACTTTCCACCTCCTGGTTTGCCCACAAACACTATTGCTAAGGGTTCGGGTCTTGGTGATCCATTTCCTTTGAAATAATTCTTGAATTCTTTTTGAATATCCATGACACACTTGATATGGAATGAAAGCTTCTTTCTTAAAACATCACCATCTCGATCACTAATTGTTATGAACCACTTAAGATAAGTATTCTTAAGTCTATTAATAGTTCGAGCATTGTCTACATTTTGTTCAAAGTTTCCATCTTGATACATCTTTTCAACTCTCTCAACTTCATCAGCCCATTCAGTCATTTCAGCAGATAAATTTAATATAGATCTAAAAGGTGCCAAACCACATACTTCAGTTCTGACAAAATTGACAGAAGTTGACAAAAACTCGAAAATACAAGTAGTCAATTCAGTCAAACTCTTAGAAGTTCTATAATTATCAGCCAAATTCTTGGTTGTACTTTTAAAAGTTTTATAGAATGGAGAAGGATCTTCAGTTCCTCCATGCATCCAATGAGTTGCAGCCAGAACTAAAGCTCCAATACCCGTGGAAGCATACATAGCAGATTGCTTTTGAGATTTATCATAAAGCTTCTCATCGTATTCCTTTAAACTTGTTGCATCAACAATCCAAGTGAATGCTCTTTTAAGTTGAGTCATTAACCATTCGGGAATGGTTGGATTCATAGCTATTACCGTAGAAATCGTGCTAACAAATAAGGCTACCTTATTGCGAAATCCATCATCTTCGACACCAGACATTTGTAATACATTAGAAACTGTTTTACAAACTATACCGAAGAAAGCGACTAAAGCTACACCTGTGATTACACGTGTAACATTTGTTGCAGATCCAGCAAAAGTTTTAACTAATTCCATAATCTTAGCAGTCTCTTCTTTGATTTTATCACACCCATCTTTATCAGAAATACTTGCAGTAACTTTCTCAATATTTGTGATTGCTCCATTAAGCCTTTCTTCAATTTGTTGGGGCATTTGGAAACCAAATAAGGATTGTTTTTGAGATAACAATCGACCGTTAGAATTACGAAGACTAGCTTTAGCCATTTTGATAGTCTTATTAGAAATATCAGCCATTTTACTAATCTGTTTTTGTACAACATAATCCTCCTTGTTGCTTAAACGTTTGGCGTCTCGAACTACATTGACCATAGCATGCATCACATCATCAAAGTTGCGTGCATTTACGTCAGTAAGTTCAAATCCAGCTATAGGGCTGGTTGCGCGGTCCATACGACGGTTATCGCTGGGTTCTGCTTGGTTAAGTGGTGCTGCCTCAATGATTTTCTTATTGTTATAAGTCATTGTGTTTAAATTTAATAAATAAGTTGAAATCATGAATGCAATTTCACTATACTCAAATCGTATAATAAAATGTTCACAAATAGAAGGTTCTTTAGAGGAACGAACTCAAATTAAGATCTGCGAGGCAGATGCGAATCAACGATTATAAAATCCTGTATAAGGTGACCAACCTCAGGAACCGTTTCAAGTTTCTATGTTCACGATTGAAAAACCCTAACGCTATTTGAAGTCCTCTTATAAATAGATTCATCGGATTGAGAATTACAAGGTGATTTGTACCTACACTCTGTTTCCTTAACGACTTATTGTCATTGCGCTTAGATGATCCTCTATAATATAATTGGATATTCACTCGTCATTAGATATCTAAAATGTTAATAATTTTATTAAGGGTCTGATTTGAGTCTATTCTACCTAATAGTAAAACGCCCAAAGAGAAAATTTTGATTATGTCATATCAAAATTTATAGTTTTGATTTTAAAGACTTATCTGTCCTCAGGGTAAGGGTTGGTTGCAAATGCATGGTTAACTAGTCAAAGAATAACTCTCATACGCTCTCGTTAAAAACATATGAGTCATTTATTCTCCGCTGTTGG